GTGCGAATCGCTGTATCATGGTCAAGGTGCTGTTCTAAGCCTTGACCACAAAAGTTGTGAGATGATGGCTGACGACCTATATATACAGATAGCGTCACGCTATCCCGGTCGTCGGGTGCATATTGAAGTGTCGGAAGACGGCGAAAATGGCGCACTGATCAAATACGAACTAACTCAACCTCTCAACAACATTGTCATCTAAGGAGAACAACATGGCAAGACCTACCTTCAAACCCAATCCCAAAGTCACAGAGATCCAAGAAGATCTTGAAGTGTACCTGGAATTCTGCCAGGGATATGGTTATCGTTACAACGAGGCCGACTTGTATAACTTCAAGAGTTATGCATGGCAACAATTCAACAAGTGGCATCAAGGCAAGAATGCCAAGAACATGTGGGATGAGGACACTCGTCGCTTTGCAGGCCATCGTGTATGAGAAAACTGTACTACATGGGCCTGGAAAGTTATGAGGCCCGTTACACACTGCAACTAACAGAGTGGAATCGACGTGTTTTTGAACGTCGAGGCCTGGATGTGGTATATGTACCAGGACTAACTCTTGACAACAGTCAACGGATTGTTGTGGGTCAAGTTCTAGACGCACATGGTCGCAGTTACTTTGGTATGAGCCAGATGATGAACCTGGTTCGTATGATGCAACAAGGCGAAGTGACCAGCAGTGATGTGATCTACTTCGAAGACATGTTCCAACCAGGCTTTGAAAGTCTTGGCTATATCATTACACAAGTTCCTGCAGAACTACGCCCACGCATCTTTGTGCGCTGTCTAGCACAGGCCATTGATCCAGATGACTTTGTTCATGTATGGGGCATGGGCAAGTGGATGATGGACTATGAGCGCATGGTCAATGACATTGTCACAATCTCTGGTGGTGCTGTGCTGGCCACAAACGAAGAGATGGTCATGCACATGAAGGTAGCGGGTTGGACTGCTCCTGTCTACAACATTTCCGGACTTGCGTTTGGCAAGGCAGAAGTACGTGAGCGTGTGCCAGGTGAACTACGGCCGTTTGAAGACCGTCCTCGTCGAGTGGGCTTTGCCGCACGGTTTGACCAAGAGAAACAACCTGGCTTCTTCATGGACTTGATTGATATGTTCCACGAACAAGGTCCAGTGGGTGTAGAGTTCTGTATCTATTCTGGTGGTGAATTGCGTAGCAACAATCCTGATTACGTTGCTAGAGCCAGGGCTATGGAAGCAGAGGGCAAACTCAAAATCTACGACAACATCAGCAAGAACGAATACTATGCGCATCTTAACAATACTCGTGTTCTGTTTAATTGTGCGTTACAAGATTGGGTGTCTAATACAGTCAGTGAAGCCGATACATTGGGCTGTAATGTGTTATATCCTGCTTATCGCAGTTTCCCTGAAACTTTTGCTAACGACCCCAACCGGCTCTATATACCTTGGTCAATAGATGATGCATACCACAAGATGCAAAACTTGTTGCGAGCACCGCATCACAACCAGGGCTTGATTTCAGACTGGAACAACGGCACAGTTGATCGTGTTGTGGACATTATCACTGGTGCGGGCGAGCAGTGGCGGCGCAACGACAATAGATATCGTGATCACACTGCTGAAGCCAAGTATCATGTAGTAAAGGTTGAGTCATGAAAAAAACTATTGTTGTTACAGGTGCTGGTGGATACATCGGCGGGCAAACTGCGTTGATGTTGGCGGATTTAGGTCATCGGGTTGTGGGCATTGACAAAAACAAATGCCCCAAACGGCTGAAGTCAGTGTTTCATGACTACATTGAGAAAGACTTTGCACACAAAGATGCCTTGGTCAAATTGCTGATACACGAGCCTGCTGCCATCGTTCATTGTGCCGCTACCAGTTTGGTTGGCCCAAGTATCCGGCATCCTGGTCGTTACTTTGAAAACAATGTTGTAAACACCATTACATTGCTGGACCAGGTGCGTAGAAGCATGCCCAAGACCAGAGTTATTTTCAGTAGCAGTGCCGCAGTGTACGGCGAACCTATTATGACTCCGTGCCACGAAGTAGACCCGTGCGAACCCATATCACCTTATGGTGATAGCAAACTCATGGTAGAAAAGATTATAGCAGCATATCACACTGCCTACAACTTGGATTATGTGGCATTTCGTTACTTCAATGCCTGCGGTGCTGACAGTCAAGGCAGACACGGACAAACTGAAGATGCCACACATATATTTGCTCGTGTGCTAGGTGCCATTAGAGATGATGCAGAATTTACATTAAATGGTGTAGATTACCCCACACCTGATGGTACATGTGTGCGTGACTATGTGCATGTGGAAGATATTGCTCGAGCACACGTCATGGCCCTGGACAGTAAAATTCCTGCCGGTGTGTACAATTTGGGTTCCAACAACGGAACCAGCAATAGAGAAATCATTGCCGCGGCTGAACGCATAACTGGAAAGAAATTGAAAGTTGTCATGGGTGAGGCTAGACCTGGAGATCCTGCAGTGCTCACCGCCAGTGCTGCCAAATTTGGCCAGGTCGGAGAAGGATGGCGTCAATTTGAATTAGACCACATGATCCAACACGCCTGGAACTGGTATGTTCGAAAAGATCATTGAGTTCGAAACTCAATTAGCCCGGTTTACTGGGGCACCGTATGCTATAATGACCGACTGTTGTACCCATGCCATTGAATTGTGCATGCGGTATGACCGTGTGGAGTCTTGTGCATTTACTCCGTACACCTATTTGAGCATACCCATGCTCATGCACAAACTGGGCATCAAGTATCATTATGAAGTTGGTACTCCCCCACAGTGGATCGGTGAGTACCATTTTAGAAAAACCAGAATCTGGGACAGCGCCAGGCGTTTGGAACAAGGCATGTATCGACATGGTCAAATACAATGTCTAAGTTTCGGGCATGACAAACCATTGCCCATAGGACGTGGTGGTGCTATATTGTTGGATGACGAGACTGCATATCAAGCCATCTTGCGCATGCGATATGACGGGCGCGACCTAACTGTCAAACCATGGCCTGCACAACAACAGTTTCGTGTGGGCTATCACTACAAACCCACCGTTGAAGAAGCCAAACACGGACTGAAGTTATTGAAACGCTATGTCGGTGAATCTCCACGTGAGGTTGCGTATCCAGATTGCAGACAAATACGCATAGTTGAATGAGTTGCATAGTTCGTAATAGGCCAGGCATGTTGCGATATGGTGCGGCTCATTACATCACAGATCAAATGCATACCCCAGGTTACTGTGAACAACAGATTGCCAATGATTGTGAACGCAGTGGTATTAGTATTGAAGAGTTTGCCGACAGCAAAATTGTACTGTCTTTCTTGGATGAAGGGTTTGGCCCTGCAGAAATACAACCACTAACTGATGTACTATTGCGCACACATCCAGGCCGGTTCATGGTGTTGTTCAATGCATACGTAGAAGTTGATAGATTGCAATATCCAGCACAATGTTTCACTGCTTGGTTGATCAACCGCAGTGAATACCGACTAGATCAACTCAGGTACAATTTTGATATAGAACTTGATCGCAAGTTTTTGTGTTTGTTGCGCAGACCCACCCTGAACCGAGCAAGACTAGCACGTTTCCTATTAGACAACATAGGATTAGACACAGCAAGATTGAGTTTTGGCAGTGGCGCACAGGGCGGATTTGGACAGTATCAAGATGTGGTAGGCGTAGATTTACCATTGCTAGTAGATGGTGTACTAACAGATCGTGTGCAGGAATTTGATGTCTCCAACACACTGTTTCATCGCTGTTTGTTTAACATAGCAGCAGAAACCAGCAGTCAAACCGAAGCCAACTGGCGCAGTGTGTTTCTAACCGAAAAGACTTGGAAGTCCATAATGCAACGTCAAATACCCATATGGTATGGTGTACCCGGTTTGGTCAACCAGGTTAGGACATTGGGCTTTGATGTATTTGATGACATTGTGGATCATGGGTACGATGCTGTGTCAGATGAAACTCAAAGACACCAAGCAGTGTTTGACCAGATCAATCAACTCAATCGACAGTACAGTTTGGCAGATTGTCAAGCACTGCGGCAACAACTGAGACCTAGATTGGAATCCAACTTTGAGCGACTTCTCACATACTTTCGAACAAATAGGCGTCAAGTTTCTAATGCTATCTTGGAGTTTGATTATTCAACCACTTGACTACAAGATCTAAATAGTGTACAATTAACCATTGGAGCAATAATGCAAGAAAAGAATTTATCACAAGTACTTAGAGAACAAATGAAGGCCCGAGGTCAACGATTTTGGGCTGGCGATAACATCAGCGATTACATGAGTGATGCTATCAAAGAAAAACTCATTGATGAAGCCACTGTGGCATTTGAAAGTGTGCTAGACGCCTTGTTGATTGACAGGGAAACTGATCCCAATTCAAAGGGCACAGCAAGACGTCTTGCTAAAATGTACTACAACGAAATAATGGCAGGTAGATATGAACCAGCACCAGACGCCACAGCGTTTCCCAACGACAGCACAGACCGATATGAAGGCATGCTCGTTGTTCGTAGTGAACTTCGTAGTATGTGCAGTCATCATCATCAGCCTGTATCCGGTGTGGCCTATATCGGAATCATTGCTGCCAACAAACTCATTGGACTGTCCAAATACACCCGTATCGCCCAATGGTGTAGTCGCAGAGGTACCTTACAAGAAGAACTGTGTATTGACATAGCCAACGAGATCATGGCAGCAACTGGATCAAAGGATGTGGGTGTTTACATTCAAGCGGTGCATGGCTGCTGTGAGAATCGCGGCATCATGGCACACAGCAGTCTAACACAGACCACTGTGTTGCGCGGTGCGTTCAAAGAAGATGACAGTGTGAAGAAAGAGTTCATGGACAATATCAAATTACAACAGGAGTTTGCAACAAGATGACCATAATCACAAACATCACAGGAGAAATTCGACTGCCTTGGGAACCAGGGCTGTTGGAGTGGTTGCAGGAACACTATCCTGCTAGCCAATATAGAGTGGTAGAATTAACTTAAGGAGAGAAAGCATGGCAAAGAAACTAAACAAACTGGACAAAGTAAACGAATCAATCACAGTGAACCGTTATGACAACGGCTTCATGGTTGAAGTGGGTGGACGAGACAAAGAAAACGATTGGAAAACTGCCAAGGTTCTTTGTGCCACAGAAGCAGAAATGCTTGATGTAGTCAAAGAGTGGAACTCAATGGAACTTGACTCTTAAGGAACTGCCATGGCTGTCTGGGAACTATCAACTGAATACAAAAAGAACGCTATTGAAGTACAACTGTGGTACAAAGATGGCGTCACTATCAAACGCATCGAAGGCTATCGCTGGGGCACATTCTATTGCGAAAGCGATGAACGTCCTGACATTGATCTGCGCAACGAAGGCGACGGCTACGAATTGGCCGACTACGATTGGGAACTAGACAGCCTAGATGATGGTTGCTGGGCTGACTGGGAGTTTCCTGACAGCATGAGTGAAGAAGAACGCACCAAGATCGAAGAAGCCTGGGACAACGAGTGGTACGAAGGCATGGAAGCCCTGGGTTGGAGCAACGACGACACTGAATACTGGTTCCAAGGCCCACTAAAGTTGGTGAACAAGGACACAGGAGAAGAGTTTTCAGCGTTGGATGAAAATTTTAACATCATCCCCGAACCGGAGTGGGATCCTGCAGCCGAACTTGACAAGATTGAACCTCCACTGACTGAATGGTTTCCTTCAGATGTTGCGCCTGTTCGCGAAGGCCGTTATCAAATCAACGACAACAAAAATCCACAATGGCCATTTCCAACTTATGCAGACTGGGATGGGCAAAAGTGGAGTGAGGACAGCATTGAAAAATGGCGCGGCCTGGCCGAAAACCCTGACAAATGAGTGTATGGACTGATTGGGATCCACTGGAAGAAGTTGTAGTAGGCGACTGCTATGCTCCTGGTGATCTTGATTGGTTGGTGGATCCTGCTTTACAGCAATCATTCAACACTGTGCTTGCCGAAACCAAACAAGACCTAGATAATTTAGCAGGATTGTTGCAAACACTGGGTGTGCAAGTGCATCGTCCTAAGATACACAAACATCAGCACAGTGTCGAATTGCCCGGGTTTTCGGTTGCATGCCCTACTGCACCTTTGGTACCCAGAGATCAATATCTAGTGTACGGAGATACTGTGTATCAAACGTATACCAGTATGACAGACAGATACGTTGACAGTGTCAGTTATTATGACATCTTTAGACGACTGTTTGATCAAGGACATAATTGGATCAGTCAACCGCCACCCAATCTCAGGAACTTGCCTCCAGAGAAGAACTGGGGCAAACAAGGATCGTTGATTTACAATCACTTGTACCACAATCAATTGTTGTGGCACACTGCTACCATGTTCAAGTGTGGTGATCGACTGATTACCAACACCACAGGCCCAGGCAGTCAATCTGGACTGGAATGGATGCGTAGGAATCTGCCACTTGATACTGTGCTAGAAAATATCAATACTACCATGCGCAACTGGGGACATATTGATCATGGGTTCTTCATGATTGATGACCACACAGTGATTTGCGTTGACCGTGGATTTGTTCCAGAATGTTTGCGCGATAAACAAACGCATGAGATACATCAGTATCTGCCCAAAGAGTCTGTTGACCCTGCTACGCCGTTGGATCGGCTGCTTGATCCTGGCAAGGGCTACGAACAAGTTGTAGCATTTGACACCAACGTGTTGGTAGTTGATTCGCACAATGTTGTTTTTGACAGCAACATGCCCGAACTGTTTGAGTTCTTGGCCACATTGAATGTAAAATGTCATGTGGCTCAACTGAGACACAGAAAATTTTGGGCGTCAGGAATTCATTGTTCAACCTTGGATATTCGACGCCGTGGTACCAAAAGAAAGATTATCAATGAAGTACGAAACATTAGATGAGGCACAAGCCGCAGGAGTAGCACCCTGGGACTTGGAAGTCGATCGACTCAGTGACTTTCATGTTGCTGTTTTCCAAGACCGATATCCTGTTGCGCAAGGACACTTGTTGTTTGTGCCACAATACAACACAGATGCAGTGATCTCGGATTGTTTTGAAACAGCCATGCGTGAAGGTCGCAGAATGGTTGATGCTGGAGAATGTGATGCGTTTAACATAGGCATCAACATGGGCACAGCCGCTGGTCAAACAGTGATGTATCCACATGTGCATCTCATCCCCAGACGATCAGGTGACTGTGCTGATCCTGTGGGTGGTGTACGTGGTGTGATTTCAGGTCAGGCCAACTACAAAGCCACAGGCTATCAACAGCCAGCATAAGTATTTCTTTAAGCGGCCTTTGAGCATCATCCCGCTATACAAATTCTGCTGCCTATGCTAAAATTAACATAGGAGAAAAAGCATGTCACAAGATCAAAATCAAGTAGGTCACCGTTGGATGTCAGCAAGACAATACAAATATACCAGTACCAAAGAATACCACGATGCATTTCCATGTGCGTATAGACAGTGGAAAGCCGATAGCCACTGCAACTTGATACATGGCTATAGCTTCAGTATGAAGTTTTACTTTGGTACAGACAACTTGGATGCTCGTAATTGGGCCGCTGACTATGGTGGCCTCAAAGAACTCAAAGGTGTACTGGAAAGTCAATTTGACCACACATTGCTGGTGTCAGAAGACGATCCTGAACTGGAACTGTACCTGGAAATGCAACGCAGAAACATTGCCAAACTAACTATATTGCCCCGACTAGGATGTGAAGGACTGGCTGACCAACTGTACAAGTATGTCAACGGTGTGTATATTCCTGACATGTGGGGTGCTGGAGAAGCAGAACGTCTTTGGTGTTATCGCGTAGAGGTACGTGAAACACAAAGCAACATGGCATTTAGAGAAGGCCATAGAGAATGGAATGAGGATTTATTTGCATGACCCCCGAGTATGATATTGCTATGTTGTTGGCCACCCGAGGCCGCACCGAAAGCCTGGGCCGCAGTGTTCGCAGTCTGATCAAACTAGCCAATCATCCAGACCGACTACAGTTGATGTTTGCGTTTGACAATGATGATGTGGCAGGCACTGAGTATTTCAAGACGGAACTACAGCCGTGGTTGGATGAACAGGATCTCAGTTATACTGCCATGCAGTTTGAACGGCAAGGCTATCATAGACTGCATATCTACAACAACAAACTGGCTGAACAAACTGATGCTCGCTGGCTGATGATCTGGAACGATGATGCTGTTATGGAAACACAAGGCTGGGACACAGAGATCATGCGGCGCGAAGGTGAGTTCAAACTGCTGGCGTTCCACACTCACTTGGATCACCCCTACAGCATCTTTCCCATACTGCCACGCAAGTGGTATGAGTTGTTGGGCTACATTAGCCCACACAGTGTACAAGATGGCTGGTTAAGTCAACAGGCTTACATGTTGGATATCTGGGAACGCATACCTGTGTGGGTGTTGCATGATCGTGCTGACATCACTGGCAACAACAATGACGCCACGTTTAAAGAACGTGCATCACTGGAGGGTCGTCCATTTGACGAAGCAGATTTCCACAGTCGGACACAGATTGAATTACGCCATCGAGATTGTGCCAAGTTGGCCACGCACATGCGAGACAATGGAATCAGTATTGAGTTTTTTGAAAACATATTTAAAGGCACACAAGACCCTTGGGAGAAGTTCGCCAAAAATGATGTTAACAAGCAAATGGTACAATTTGACAATCCACACCGGCACTTTGCCAAATGATTAAATACTAGATGACATATAAACTAGCCTTTGTTCAGCCCAACTTTCAACAAGGGCCAAAAGAATTCAACGCATATTACCTGCCATACTCAGCAGGTGTGGTATGGAGTTACAGTCTAGCAGATCCTCGCATACGTGAACGTTTTGAAGTTACCGATTGGATATGGCGCAGAGATGCTGTGGAGCCTTTAGCACAACGACTGGCCAAGAACGAAATTGTAACATTCAGCACTTATGTGTGGAATCATCGTTACAACTACGCCCTGGCCCGACGGATCAAAGAAATCAATCCGTCAGTGTTGACCATATTTGGTGGACCAGAAGTGGCCATAACTGATCCAGATTTGTTTGTCAAAGAACCATTTATAGATCTTGTGATTTGTTATGAAGGTGAGATAACTTTCAAACGTGTGCTGGAACATTTTGAAATTCAAGACTGGGAAACTGTGCCAGGTCTGTTGATCAATAGAAATGGCCAAGCAGTAAAAACACAAGATGCTGAACGCATTGAGTCATTAGAAGAAGTAGCCAGTCCTTATTTGTCAGGTATCTTTGACAAAATGATCGAGGACTATCCTGAAGTCACATGGCAAGGCACATTGGAAACCAATCGTGGATGTCCGTTTGCTTGTACATTCTGTGACTGGGGCAGCCTAACATACAACAAGGTCAAGAAGTTTGAACTTGAACGTGTGTTTGATGAACTGGAGTGGATGGCCAAACGCAACTTTGACTGGATCTCAATCACTGACGCCAACTTTGGCATGTTTCCCGAGCGTGATGGCATGATTGCAGACAAGATCATTGAGATGCAAGAAAAGTATGGTTCGCCAAGAACATTCAGTGTAGCATGGGCCAAGAATCAAAAGAAAGAAGTTATTGACATTGTGAAGAAACTGCTGGATGCACGTGGTTTCAATCAAGGACTTACACTCAGCGTACAAAGTTTAGACTTGGATGTGTTGGAAAATATTCGCCGTAAGAACATGGAAATGAACAAACTCAACGAAGTGTTTGAGTTATGCGACCAACGCAACATTCCTGCATACACAGAATTGATCCTGGGCTTGCCTGGTGAGACCTTGGAAACATGGAAGAAGAACTTCTATGCCCTGTATGACTTGAATCAGCACACAGGCATTACTGTGTTCCAAGCACAGTTGTTGGAAAATGCTGAAATGAATCTGTTGCAGAAAAAACTGTTCAAGATCACCAGCCAACCTGTTACAGATTACTTTGCTGGCAGTTACAGTGTGGAACACATTGAAGAAAGTATTGACGTTATCACTGGTACCAAGGACATGCCCACACCTGTAATGCTGGATGCGCAGATTTTTTCATGGTTCCAAACCACATTCCATATCAATGGCTTTGCTACTATTGTGGCACGATTCATCAACAAGTACTTGGGCATCAGTTACAACGACTACTACGAAGATTTGTTTGCATACGCAATGACCAATGAGTGGTTGATAAAAGAAGAAGCCGACACACGACAATACTTTGCCAACTGGATGAACACCGGTAAAATCAACCATCCCAAGATTGGTGTAGAAATACACGGTTGGAATATCATTCACAGAACAAGTATGAACATGCACCAGGAAGACCGTGTGGATGAACTGTATGACGTGCTGGAAAAGTTTTTGGAACGTTACAACTTGCCTGAAGATTTGTTGGCCAGTTTGATGAAACTGCAAAGAAACTACTACATCAAGTACAATGACAGAAATCAATATCCCTTGAATCTTGACGTAGATTATAACATCTGGGATTACCTCAGTTTCAATCAGCCTCTGGAAAAAACTGCCACAACTTATCGCCTGGATTTTCCAGAAGACAAGACCATGAGCCTGAATCGTTTCTTGGAACTGTTCTACTTTGCAAGACGACGAAACTTTGGCAAGGCCACAGTGGATCGTATTGGCGTTGAAAATGTCAAGGGCACACGGCGTGGTGCAGGTGCTGCCAAGGCACAAGGCAGTTTTTCAGTAAAGAAAAAACAACTAGTGACCTAATGTCAAGACTGTTTACATTTGGGTGCAGTTTTACCAACTATCGTTGGAGCACCTGGGCCGACTGTCTTGCTCCGGAGTTTGACAGTTTTGAAAACTGGGGTCAAAGCGGCGCTGGCAATCACTACATTTTTAATTCAGTGATGGAAGCTGATCAAAGACACAACTTTACCACAGGTGACACTGTGGTAGTATGCTGGACCAATGTCATGCGTGAGGATAGATATACTGATCGTTGGCAGACCTTGGGCAATGTCACCACCTGTCCTGTGTATAACAAAGACTATGTACGTGATGCTGTTACTGAACGTGGATGTCTAATACGAGACTTGGCCATGATCAAGGCCACACAAGTATTGTTGAAACAAAAACACAACGTAAACTGGAGATTTCTAAGTATGTGTCCCATTGACAATTCACAACAGTTTGATGACCGTGCGTCACAACATCAAGATGTTTTAGCACTGTATCAAGGCGTTCTAAATACCATCATGCCCAGTTATAGAGAAATTGTGTTTCAACAAGGTTGGCGTGGTCAAGGAGACCCGCATCCTACCCCTGCAGAGCATTTGGCCTATTTGGATGCAGTATTGCCAGGTTGGGTGACAAATCAAGATACTCGTGTTAAAATACATGAAGAGAGTATCAATCTAAATAAACACCGTACAGGAATGTCAAAGGTAACAAGATTATGAAATTAAAAGTATCCGAATTATTTTATTCAGCACAAGGCGAAGGACGCTATGTTGGTGTGCCCAGCATATTCTTGCGCATGTTTGGTTGCAACTTTACCTGTTCAGGGTTTGGGTGTAAACCTGGCGAAAAATCTACAGAAGCAGACGAAGTGGCCAAGACTGTGGAGTTGTATAAAACATTTGAAGAACTGCCACTAGTAAACACAGGTTGCGACAGCTATGCAAGCTGGCATCCAGACTTCAAACACTTGAGTCCCACATACACTGTGGAAGAACTTGTGGATAAGATGACTGCACTGTTGCCCCGTGGCAACTGGTTGCAACCCAATGGCAATCCAGTACACTTGGTTATCACCGGCGGTGAACCATTGTTGGGCTGGCAACGTGCGTATCCCGAGTTGTTGGATGTGTTGCACGAACGTGGCCTACGACACATCACATTTGAGACCAATGGTACTCAAGATTTGACTCGAGACTTTAAAGACTACTTGCGCAATTGGTTTGGTGAGATCACCTTTAGTGTGAGCCCAAAACTCAGTGTATCAGGGGAGTCATGGGCAGATGCCATCAAGCCTGATGTGGTATGGGACTATGAAACATACGGTGTGACCTATCTCAAGTTTGTGGTGGAAAAGGTTGCGGATTTTGACGAACTGGATCGTGCAGTAGATGAGTATCGACTGCGTGAATTTGGTGGTCCTGTGTTTGTGATGCCTGTGGGCGGTGTAGTATCAGTGTATGACGGCAACAGGATCAATGTTGCTGACGAAGCACTCAAACGTGGTTACTGGTACAGTCCACGATTACACGTTGACCTTTGGGGCAACGGGTGGGGTAAATGATACTAGATGGAGCATTTGAAATGTGGGATTGGTTAACAAAAAAGAAAACTCCTCCTGTGAAAGAGGAAAAAGAAAAAGTTATTCGTGTGCCCCGGGCACCCGAAAAGACTGCCAAACAAATTGCTACAGAAAAAGGTGAGCCTTATGTGGCCATTATCACCATGGACATTGATCCCAACAACCTGCACCAAGGTGCATTTGAACTTGACTGGAATGAAATATTCATTGCAAGACTGGTCAAGGCTGGCTATATGATGAAACCCACAGACGCAGATTCAGACATTGTGGATCGGTGGTTCCAGAATGTGTGCAGACACGTTGTGATGGAAACCTGGGAACAAGAACAAGCCATTCGCAATTCTGGCGCACAGTATGTTCGCACTAGAGACATTGGCGACGGACGCACTGAGATCAGTTAAGGAAATATTATGATGGATGGAAGACGTGTGGGCTTTACTGCCTCAACATTTGATTTGTTGCATGCTGGCCACATTGCCATGTTGCGCGAAGCCCGAGAAGAATGTGATTATTTGATTTGCGCATTACAAAATGATCCCACTCTAGATCGACCCAACAAGAACAGACCGGTGCAGAGCATTGTGGAACGACAACTGCAACTGATTGGCTGCAAGTATGTGGACGAAGTCTGGGTGTACAATACAGAAAAAGATCTGGAAGACTTGTTGTTGATCCTGCCCATTGACGTTCGCATCTTGGGTGTAGAGTACGAAGGTCGAGAGTTCACTGGACGTGAAATCTGTCACAAACGAGACATTGAATTGCACTTCAATGGTCGTGATCATTCATTCAGTAGCAGTGAACTACGTCAACGTGTGGCCACAGCCGAAGAGTTGAAAAAGAAATTGGAATCCTGGGAACCAGTGGGTGCAGATGACACAGGTGGTCCCAGTCCGCGATGATACTGTACGCCAATGGTTGCAGCCACACAGCAGCCGCGGAAGCGGTTGTGCCAGATGCCTTTGCTAACGACGACGGTCGTTCAGGAATAGATCGACGTCCGCATCCCTTAAATCTAGCAGCCAGTTGGTGTACCAAACTTGCAGAACAATTAAATGCCAACTTGGTGTGTGACGCAGAATCTGGTTCCAGCAATGATCGGATACTTAGGACTACACAGCAATGGCTAGATACTGCTATTGATCTTGCTGATACATTAGTAGTAATACAATGGACCACATGGGAACGAGAAGAGTGGTTGCACAACGGAACCTATTATCAAGTCAATGCCAGCGGAGTTGATTGGGTTCCAAAAGATTTACAATTACGCTACAAGCAATACATAGACAATCACAACTATTGGGCAAAGACTCAAGAATGGTACAAAAAAATCTGGGACTTGCATGTTGAACTTGCGGACAGAAAAGTAACACATTTGTTTTACAATGGTTGGAGCACATTCAGCGATATTCCAGATAAAAAAGATTTTGGTAAAAATTATCTTGGCCCGTACAATCGAGATCTCAGTTACAATTCTGTACTGGTAAACAACGGTTTTGAATGGGTCTCCCCAAATTCTTACCATTTTGATGCCAAAGGCCATTGCTTTTGGGCCAACTATGTGTTACAATACATCAAACAACACAACTTGGTAACCACACATGCGCTATCTATTAATTGACACCAGCAACATGTTTTTCCGTGCGCGGCATCAAGCGCACCGTGCCGCAGACACATGGACCAAATTGGGCTTTGCCTTGCACCTCACCTTGATGAGCGCAAACAAAGTAGCACGTGATCTTGGTGCTGATCATGTGGTATTCGCACTGGAGGGACGCAGTTGGCGCAAAGATCATTACAAACCCTACAAAGCAAACCGCGCTGTGGCACGTGGACAAATGAGCGAGTCAGAAGCAGAAGAGGATCGGCTGTTCTGGGAAACCTATGATGAGCTGACTAAATACTTGTCTACAAAAACCAACTGTAGTGTTGTTCGTTGTGCCACAGCAGAAGCAGATGACATCATTGCACGTTGGATTGCACTACACCCCCAAGACGAGCATGTTATTGTCAGTTCAGATTCTGACTTTGTGCAGTTGATTGCCCCTAATGTCAAATTGTACAACGGCATCAACGATCACTTGTTTAGCACTGCGGGTGTTACTGACGCAAAAGGCAAAAATTTGGCATTTACTATTGAGAGCAACTCAAAGATCAAAGTTGGCAAGCCAGACGCTAATTTTGTGCCACCTGTGGACTACCAGAAGTGGGTGTTGTTCTTGAAGTGCATGCGTGGTGATCCTGGTGACAATGTGTTTTCGGCCTATCCAGGTGTGCGTGTGAAAGGCACAAAGAATCAAGTGGGACTTACAGAAGCATTTGAAGATCGTGACCGACGCGGCTATGCGTGGAACAATCTCATGTTGCAACGTTGGATGGACCATGAATCAGTGGAACGCAAGGTGCTAGACGACTATGAACGCAATCGCACCTTGATCGATCTCACTGCACAGCCTGATGCAATCAAAGCCGTGGTAGACGAAGCCATACGTGAGCAGATTAGCCATAGAGATGTGGGCATGGTAGGTGCGCACTTTTTACGATTTTGTGGCAAGTACGAGCTCACCAAACTCAGTGACTATGCAGATGCCATAGGTCGCTGGTTGAATGAAACATACAAAGGAGTATTGGATGATCGAAGCAAAGCCCATAGTGGATAAAAAGTATTGGATCCTCAAGCAGGACAATCGCAAGGTTGGTGTGGTCGAAGCCGAACACGATGGCTACACTGTACGCATACATGATCAAGTTGGCAAATTCAAAACCATTCCCATGGTGCGTAAACGAGCCAACATTGAGTTTGCTCCACCTGAGAAGACCACCAAGCCTGCACCAGATCAAGTGCATGGTTTTGAAACAGGCTGCAGAGCATTCAATCCCATGTGGGATGTCAAACACCGATTACCACTGTTTACAAAAGAAAACAAAAGCAAGTCATGGTATGCCGCAGGTTGGTATGCTGTGAAACAACATCGTGCCTGGAAACTGATTCGCAACCCAAAACTGATTGTGTTGGAACGTTATCAGTATCAAGGACCATTTCATACTCAGGAGGCAGCACGTGACAAATCCCTTTTGTGATCAAGAAAAATTCATGCGAGCCTGCGACCAGTCAGTCGACAGTTTTAACGCAGACCAATTCAACATGTATCTAACACTGATTGAAGAAGAAGCAGATGAATTAGGTGAGGCAATAAAAAATCATGACCAAGTTGAAACACTAGACGCACTGATTGACATTCTTGTTGTGACCATTGGCGCCATTCACAGTGCAGGATTTGATGCTGAGGGTGCTTGGAAAGAAGTAATGGCCACCAACTTTGCCAAGATCGATCGTGAAACAGGCAAAGTGCGCAAACGTGAAGATGGCAAAGTGCTCAAGCCCACAGGTTGGCACCCACCTGTGTTGTCACCGTATGTGACCAAAAAATGAGTTTGCACATACATCGATTTGTGGACAATGTTAAGGCACACGAAGCACGTGGGCAAAAAGATTTCTCCATGCCTATGCGCGATGCCAAAGACTTGCATGCGGACATCACTAAACTGTTGATTACATTGGAACAAATGCGTGAACAACAAGCACGTGGTGCAGAAGTTGTAGAAGTGCAGATCACTGGTGGTAGTTTTAAATCTGCATAGTTATTGGCATAAATAAACATGGAGTTTAATATGTCAAGACCAAAGCCAACAGTGCTGATTGAGCACACCAACAAACAGTCCTACAAGACAGAACAAGTTCTGGCCAGTGAAGGTGTGTGGGCAGTGTTCTTTGACACTAAGCCTATTAACTTGAAAACCAGCAACTTGCTCACTCAATTTCCTGGTCCCAAATACAAAAAGGTGTCGTTTTCCAACCCCGGACACGCTATCAATTTGGCTAGAAAACTCAACACACAATTCAAGACAGATAAGTTTAGTGTTGTGCTGTTAACGCAAGGGGATAAGATCTATCCCAATGCTCAATAAATTCCAACTCACAGCAGAACTAATACATCATTATCCTGATGCACCGTCTGTGGATGATGCCATGCGCACATGGTGGCAGAACATACGTGATGATGGTGGTTTGCGATTGACTTACGAAGGATATCGTGTGTTTAGTGATTGCTTGGAACTAAACAGTTACACGTTTGAATTGCCGGAAAAATTATTAACACCACGCAACTTGATTGCTTTGGATCGTCACATGGCATCACCGTATTACCTTGTAAACAATCGCAAGCACAACAACATGGTAATGTTTGGCAGTCGAGAAGCATTAATGGCCACCTTGCATGGAGACATGCAGAGATTTATCAAAAGTTTAAGTTACTGATATCACGCTGAAATCTGATTTCCATCATGGTGGAATAATCATCCAACAAAAACTCACGTTGCGTCTGTAGCCGTTCTTGGTACGGTGCCAGGTCTAAGCGTCCTTGTATTAAGTCTTGATTCAACAACACAGCCTGCTCTGCACGAATCTCATTGGGCATGAAATCATAACTGACATCTACCAAATCTGTGAACATGTCAAACCCTAATTCTTCACAGTGCTTGACAATGCCCTGATGTCCTATTACTATGGGTATTTGTTCAGCAGCCATGGCCAACAGGGTTTTCTCTGATATGATTCCTGGTGCAGTAGCATACTCTGTTTCTGTCACAATGTTCACTGCTGAGGCCTTGTACACATAATCCAAGTTGATAAAATTGTCAACATTGTTGTAGGTGTATTGAGTGTAGTCGTAGTTGGGCAGGCGAATACGATCATGGTAACTCAATGTGCCGCCGGGACAATCCTTTAATATTTGCACGACTCTGTTTCTGTGATCACACATGCGACCATTCAAACACTGCCAGGCCTGTGTCTTGGGTTCGCCCACAATGTGATACCATTCCAACCAACGCTGGTGCAACTGATTCACAAGATCATAGTTGTGATTGCTGAACTCAACTAACTTGACAGGCCCTGTGTACACCCGATCCAAGCCGTGATTCCAGTATGTCACAATCACGCGGTCAGCCTGTGAACCATACCGCTGTTCTATCTGCTCAAGTTCCAGCACACGGCCGTCACGTATGTTCACTAGATCCTGAAAGTGCAACAACAACACATCTGTGTCAAAGTCAGGCAAGCGCAGGCTCCACCCTGTGTGAGGCGAGCGGGTATTTTCAAAGCAGTGATACACAGGGGTAAACGTCACGCCTAATTTAGTCAACGATTTTGCAAATAAAGCACTGTAGTCCATAGCGTATTTACAACAGTCAAAAGGTAGTACTTTTGTAGTACTACTTTTTGGTTGACCGAAATTGCCCGAAATGCTATAATACACACATGATGAGAAAGAAACGCACCGATCGAACCCACATTGTGTACATGATCCAAATTGGATTGGAGTACTACGTTGGTATTACCGCAAAAACCCAGCGCACAATCAACATGTCGCTTCGTAGCCGTGTCAACAAACACATCTACCGTAGCCGCACTGAAGACAAGAGTTGGAACCTGTACGAAGCGATTCGCGCCGCAGGCGAATCCGCTGTAAACTACGCAATCGTGGACACGGTGCGTGGCAAAGATGTTGCACACCGACTAGAGCGCGAGTTAATACGAATGTATGCACCTGCGCTGAACACTGATGTGCGGGTCAAAGCGGTTGACCAATAATCACCGTTTTGCTATAATATAGACATACAAAGCAACAAGGAGTCAGCAATGGAACAGTTTAAAAGTTGGGAAGACATGACGGATCTTGAGCAAGCCCAATGTACCTATTGGGACATGTACAAGGACGCATATGGTGTTCGCCCACGTTGGATTGACACCACCCAGTGGACCCTTGCTGACTTCGAAATGGAGTTTGCCAGTTTGGGTGCTGCCATTGAGCAGGCCGAAATTCAGCGCAAAGAGGCTGAAGCCAATGCCCAGCATGACTTTGAGATGCGAGTGCAGGGACTGTTGATGTCGGGTGCTAAAGATCGTGACATGGCCCTGCGTTGGATCCACGAGGCAGAAGGCGCCAACGGTGATGACGAGTACCTCTGTTTCACCCAGGGTTTGCCCTATGGTTATTTTAGAAAGGCAGCATGATGACAATGCCCGCAGGAAAATACTACATTGGTGACTTGTGCTACGTCATGGACAGTGACGAGTGGGAACAAGTTTGCAACATCATCTTCCAAGCCGAAAAAGTTATCGACGGCGAATTTTATCTGCCCGACGGACGTAAATTTGCCATCTACGGCACTGCATACGGCGACGGCGAGTACTATGACCAATACGGACACACATATTCAGTGGACGCAGGAAGCATCGGTTGCATATTGATGTCAGACATTCGTGCCAACAAGTATGACAACATCTTGGACTTGGGTGCTGTGCAAGAATTTGCCGAGCCGTTTGAGACTGGCTCACAAGGCGGACAACTTGAGTTTGGGCATGTTGTAATCGATACTGACCCTGCTTATGATGAGGAGTATGAATAATGTGGTCCTTGGTACTGTTTACTGTGGTTCCTTTTCAACCATTAGAGACTGTGGGTGAGGTTGGCATCTACACTGCATTCAATCAGTGTGTGTATGCACAACACATCACACAACCCACAGCGTCATCAAAAGATCCCAATAGTCTTTTGCTCTGCATAAAAGACTATAAAAACACATATGGAGCGGAATAATGCCTAGTGGAACCAAATATGAGCGGCATCAGAGAGCCATTCAATTTCTAATAGAGACTAAAATAGTTGATTGGGCCGGTCCATACAAAGAGTTTGCTGACAAATTTGGAAAAGATCAAAAATATAAAAACAGCGATCTAATTGTTCTTGCTGGCAAAAAAATTGATTCTTTTGAAATAAAATGTCATAAAGAAGGAAGCGACTGGGGAGAAATTAGTTGGGACCAAGCAGAAAGATTACTCGTTAATGAAAACATGATTATTGTTGAGGATCATGCTGTAAAAGAATTTAAAGGTACAAAATTTGTTAGTGATTTTTGTTATTTTACAAAAAATGGAAGAGTTCATTATAACTATTTGAAACAAAACAAACGAGTCAAAACGCATCAAGTAACAATAGAAAAAATTATTACTGCTAGAAAATTATTTGAGTGATTAAACAACATTTTGGAATTAGATTATGACCACAACAAAATCAGCAATGGGTGTCGAAGGATGCCTAATACGAGGCCACAACGGCGAATATTATTTCCGTGTGTACGATGCTGACCACAATTTTGTAGACTACGATTTGATGCACAGTGATTTGAGCATTACAATCACAGATCCGGATGCGTATTTTTATCGTGAGCCTGGCCGTGATGCTTTGGATCACTCACCTGCCACACTGGGACTAGAATAATGGCTACCAAAATAACAGACGACGATTTTGAATTCCCTGACCGGCCAGTGGAGCCTATTCCGCAAGTGGTTGTGCAGGCCGAGGATTTAAAATTGGGTCCAGCGGTGGTTAAACCATTGTCAAAGTCTTGGGCAGAACAGCATGGGCCACAACCTCCAGGACCAGGCATGCTAGCCTTGGATTTCCTAATTGTTGGTATGTTTGCAGGATCTGTGTTGTTATTTGTCCGAGCATGTAGTTGGGCGGTGTTTTCATAGTCCATAAGTAATTGCATGGATCAACCACGCCGAATAATTCCCATACAAACCACACAAACACCCGATGTAAGACCAGTAATTGATGTCGATCCGCATGTGAAACTGTCTGAAATGTTTTTGGTAGCGCCAGCACCGCCAGAAGTTCGTAAACAAAAAAATCTCACCGAAGTTCACACCACTTATGACATTACTAGAAAAAATCGTGTGGCCTTGATTGTTGCACCTGAATGGACTCCTACATCGCCGCCATACGGCATTGCCAGAATGACTGCGTTGAGTCGTGCCAGTGGATTTGCCACACGCACATGGGACATCAACATCATGACCATGCACGAGGCCAACTGTCGAGAATACTGGTCAGCATACGAAGATTGGAAATGGCAAAATCCTCACTACAGTGAGCATGTTCATCCTCGAATTGAACCAGTGTTGTTGAAATACATGGCACAGGTGTGCGAGTGGGCGCCCACAGTGATTGGATTTGGTACCTGGTATACCAATGATTCATGCACCGTATGGATGGCAAGAGAATTTCGAAA